TTTAGTGGATCAGGTGCGAATTTAACATCTATACCTAATGGTGCATTAACTAACTCAACTATTTCTGGTATATCGTTAGGTTCTAATCTTGCAACACTAACCATTGGTACAGGACTTTCAGGAACGTCTTATAACGGATCAACGGCTGTAACAATAGCAAATACAGGTGTTACATCAGCCGTAGCAGGAACAGGTATTTCTGTATCAGGTGCAACAGGTGCAGTAACTATAACAAATTCAGGTGTCACATCTTTAACAGGTACAGCATCTCAAGTAACTGTATCAGCATCAACAGGTGCAGTCACTTTAAGTTTGCCTAGCACGATTAACGTCAATACATCTGGTAATGCAGGCACGGCAACAAATATTGCTGGTGGTGTTGCTAATCAAATACCTTATCAAACTGCTGCAAATACAACAGCATTTATTACTGCACCAACAACATCAAGCACATATTTACAATGGAATGGTACTTCATTTGTATGGGCTGCTGCTGGTGGTGGCGGTGGCTCTCCTGGTGGCTCTAATACTCAAGTTCAATACAATAGCTCAGGTTCGTTTGCTGGTTCTGCCAACATGACCTTTGATGGTACAAGTTTGACATTGGCTAATGATGCGAAAATTCATACATTAACCGTTGGTTTAGGTTCAGGAAGTATTGCTACAAATACTGCTTTGGGTTATCAAGCATTAAATGCAAATACAACTGGTGCAAATTTAACGGCTGTTGGTTATCAAACTTTATTTACAACCTCTACAAAATCAAAAGCTTCAGCAATTGGATATGCTGCGGGTTATTCTTACGCAGCTACCGATAGTTATGGTAGTTTTTATGGTGGTTATCAAGCTGGTTACTATAACACCACAGGAAAAGATAATGTTTTTGTTGGTGGACAAGCAGGTTATGGAGTATCAGGTTCAACAACTGGCGGTAATAATGTTGCGGTTGGTGCTTACACAATGCCAGCTTATACAACAGGAGCAAATAATGTTGTAGTGGGACATGGTGCAGGAAGCATAACAACTGGTTCAAATAATACGTTTGTTGGTCAATTTGCAGCATCACAAAACCCAGTTTCAGGTTCTAATAATACAGCAATTGGTTATCATGCAGGTCTAGTTTTATTATCTAATTCATATATTACAGCAATTGGTGCTTCTACTTTAGGAAACGTAGGCGGAAATTATACTGTAGGTATAGGATATGGAGCTGGTTTTTCTTTTCAAAGTAGTGATACTTATGGTGCTGTTTATATAGGTTATCAATCAGGTTATAACAACAGCACAGGCGTAGATAACATATTTATTGGTGGAAATGCTGGGTTGGGAGTAGCTAGCTCTACAACAGGCGGTAAAAATGTAGCAGTTGGCCCACAATCTTTAACTGCATATACAACTGCAACAAATAATGTTGCAATTGGTTATCAAGCAGGCAGCACTTTAACCACAGGTTCTAATAATATTTTATTGGGCTATCAAGCTGCACCATCAGCAGTTACAGTATCAAACGAAATAACTATTGGTAACTCATCTAATACAGTTTTACGTTACCCCCATAACTACTCAACAGTTGCAAGTTTACCAAGTGCATCAACAGTTGGTCGTGGTTCAAGAACATTTGTAACTGATGCTTTAGCACCTACATTTCAAGCTACAGTTACAGGTGGTGGAGCAGTATTTACTCCTGTTTATTCAGATGGTACAAACTGGAAAGTTGGTTAATTTTTTAAGGAGATTCAAATGGCAAATACATATACAGTAACAATTAATTCAATGCGTACATTACCTAATCCAGAAGGATTTGTAACGGACGTAGATTTTACAGTTTCAGGAACAGATGGAACACATACAGCAACGATTAGAGATAATATTCGTTTTAGTCCATCACAAAATACAATGACAACACCTTATTCTAGTTTGACACAAGCAGAAGTATTAAGTTGGATTAATGCAGAAACACAAAATCTCATTAATCACTATGCAAACGTAGATGGTCAAATTAATAGTATTGTTAATCCACCTGTAGTACCTGTTGCAACAGCTTTGCCTTGGTAATATGTTTGATTGGAAAATAACTAAAATAAGCGTAGAAGATGATGCAATTGTTCATGCACACTATGTTTGTCGTTTAGTTCAAGAGCCATTTAGTGTTGAAACTGAAGGAAATTGGTATTTTTCAGACAAAATTGTAAAAAAACCATTAGATGAAGTAAAAGAGCTTGATATTGCTGAATGGATAGAAAAAGAATCTATGCAAAATGGTGTAAGTGCAATAAAATTAAGGTTGGAAGAACAAATGCAGTCTTTACAAAATTATCAAACTGTGAATTTACCTTGGCTGCCTAAAACATTTAAATTGAAGGATTAAATCATGGGACAAATTGTCTTTCAAGCAACGCTAGGTGGTCAGACTACATTAATAGGGCAAAACACATCATCTACTTTTTCATTAAATCTGCCACTTAATAATGGAAATTTAGTATCTACAGGCGATTCAGGCACTGTAAAGAACTCTATGTTGGTAAATAGTTCAATTACATTAGGTGGCACAACAATTAGTCTAGGTGGTTCATCTTCTGCAATATCAAATGATATAACAATTCATGGACTTACTGTAGGTTTAGGTGGTGGTAGTATAAGTACAAATACTTCTGTTGGTTATCAAGCTGGTTATGGAAATACAACTGGTGCTAATAATGTTTTTATAGGTTATCAAACTGGATTTAGTGCAGTTACAGGAAATGCTAATATAGGTATTGGTAATCAGTCTTTATATTCAAATACGTCTGGAGCATTTAATACTGCAATTGGTGGTGGATATGGATCCACAGCACCTTTATTTTCAAATACAAGTGGGTCATATAATACAGCATTAGGTGCTGGCTCACTTTACTTAAATACTACCTCGTCTAATAACACAGCAATCGGCTACCAAGCAGGTTATGTTACAGTCGGAAACTCAAATACCTTAATAGGTTATCAAGCAGGCAATACAATAACTTCAGGTAATAATAATATTTGTATTGGTGTTTCTGCTCAAGTAGGTTCGGCATCTGATACTTATGAAATAGTTATTGGAGTTTCTTCTACAGGTAAGGGTTCAGCTACAGGATATATTAATGCAGGTGGTGGTGGTGTTTATCAAGGCAACAATTCTGCTTCTTGGTCTGTTACTTCAGATCAACGTCTTAAAAAGAATATTGAAGATAACGCAACAGGTTTAAATAAGATTACACAGATTCGTGTGCGTAACTTTGAATATCGTTTACCTGAAGAAATAACGGATGTAGACTCTAAACAAGCTATTGATAAAAAAGGTATTCAACTAGGAGCGATTGCACAAGAATTACAACAAGTATTACCTGAATGTGTAAAACAAGAATCTACAGGTATTTTTACAGTAGATACAGACCCTTTAGTTTGGTATCTTGTTAATGCCGTAAAAGAATTAAAGTTTGAAATTGATTTATTAAAAGGGATTAAATAATGGCACAACCATTTGACATTATTTCTCGAGCATTAAAAGACATTGGTGCTTTAGAAGCAGGCGAAACCCCTACTCCTGAAGCTGCTCAAGACGCATTTGATATGCTCAATGATTTAATTGACCAATGGTCGAACGAATCAATGATGGTTAGTTATAAAACTGAAATTGTTTATCCTATTACTTCTGGTGTAACACAATATACTATAGGGCCAGGGGGAACAATTGGTGCTGTATTTACAGGTTCTATTTCAGGCAATATTTTAACTGTTACATCAATTTCAAGCGGTGCTATAGCACTTGGTATGACACTTAGTGGTACAGGTATTACAAATAATACAACCATTGTAGCTTTTCAATCAGGTGCAGGTAATAATGTTAATGAAGCTGGTACATATACTCTTAACAATTCTCAAACAGTTTCATCTACAACAATTAATGCGTATTATCAAAGACCACTTGCTATTAATAGTGCTTTTGTGCGTATTAATACAAACTCTAATGGTCAGCCTATTGTTAATGGTGGCCTCGATTATCCAGTCGCTATTTTAAATGTAGAAGATTACGAAATGATTGGTTTAAAGACGCTTTCAGGGCCTTGGCCTAAAGCTCTTTATTATCAACCAAGCGAAACATTGGGCAATATTTATGTATGGCCAAATCCATCACAAGGTGAAATGCACATTTTTGCAGATACATTATTTGCAAGATACAATTCTATTAATGATCCTATTGTATTACCACAAGGTTATTCAATGGCATTAAGATGGTGTTTAGCAGAACGTCTAATGCCTATGTATGGTAAAGCATCACAAACACAAATTGCTATGATTACAGCATACGCAGCACAATCTAAAGCAACGATTAAACGTACAAATATGAAACCTATCCAATCTGCTAGATTTGCTGATGCAATGTTAAGTAGTAGACAGCGTGATGCTGGATGGATTTTATCAGGTGGATTTTTTAGATAATGGCTGATTTTGGGTTCGTAGGCCCATCTTACGAAGCTCCTTCTATATACCAAGATGGTCAAGAGTGCATTAATTTTAGACCTGAAATTGATCCATTAAAACCACCTGGTAGTCGTGGTGTTGTTGCTTTATATCCTACACCTGGTTTAACTCCACAAGTTGTTTTATCTAATCAATCTGTAGTAAGGGGAATGAGAACCTTATCAGGTGGGCAATTTCTTGTAGCTGTGTGTGGCCCTTACGTTTATTTATTAACATCAAATCTTACTCCAACGATTATTGGTCAATTAAATACTTCTACAGGTCAAGTAGGTATTACGGATAACGGAATAAACGTATACATAGTAGATGGTGCGTATCGATATACTTGGCGAATTAATAATCCTACATCTGCTACATTTATAGGTTCAATTAGTGGTACAACATTAACTGTTAGTAGAAATTTAACAGGAACTATTGCAATAGGACAAGCATTAAATGGTTTAGGATTAACGGCAGAAACAGTTATTTTGTCAGGTTCAGGAACAACATGGACTGTAAATATAAGTCAAACTGTAGCATCGACAACTATTTATGCTTCCAATACTATTGCGTTTACAGGTGCAATTGCTGACGTTGCTGTTGGTTCTGTAACTTATTACAATTTAACTGTATCACCTAGTGTGACACTTTATTTAGGGCAAACTATCGTAGGAAGTGGAGTTTTAGCCCAAACGATGATTACTCAGATAGTAACTGCTGGCACAAGTTATTATGTGAATAAACATCAAACAATATCATCTGAGCAAATGTATGCTTTAAATTGGACAGTTATTCCAACAACAGATGGTGCTTTTTCAGGTGCAAATACAGTTGATATTGTTGATAACTATTTTATATATAACAATCCAAACACACAAGAATGGGCAGCGTCAGATGCACTAAGTCCAATAACGCAGCCATTAAGTTTTGCGAGTAAGTTTACTGGCCCAGATAATTTAGTATCTTTGATAGCAGATCATGGACAAATTTATTTATTAGGTGAAACCACTTCTGAAGTTTGGGCAGATGTTGGCACATTCCCATTTCCTTATCAACGTATTCCTGGCTCGTCTAGTCAGCATGGTATTGCCTCAGTATTTTCTGTAGCTAGAGTAGGTAATTCATTTGCATACGTCAGTAAGAATATTCGTGGTCAGGCAATGATAG